TTAAAGGGAACCGAGGATCGCTCTTTTTTACCATTCATTCGGTGTCCCTGAATCACAAGGCCACTCAGTCGGTAAAAGGAGGTATGTCGGAAATGTACCGAGCCCAGGGAACTTATGTCAAATCCTTTTACACGGTAATGACCGCCCCGAGCTGTGTTAAGATCGCAATGATGGGAGAAACACACAGAAGGTTGCATCACAAAATAAATTGGAAAACCGCGGTTCCTTTGATATTGGATCCTAAACACAAAAAATAGCCATGTACAATACAGAAGATCTGGAAAAGAAAGCGATTGAAGCTATTGAGAAGAACAAACTCATGTTTATTGAAGAATGCGTTGCTTTTTTACCCTGTGCGAAGAGTACCTTTTATGAGCATTTTCCGGCTGAATCGGACGGATATAAAAGGATTTTTGAAGAAATCGAAAAAGTTCGAGTCCTGACTAAAGCGACCCTGAGGGGGAAATGGTATCAGTCGAAGAACGCAACCACTCAATTAGCCCTGTATAAATTGATTGCTACTAAAGAGGAACAGAGAGCCTTGAGCATGAATGTCCATGATATCGAGGGAAAGATTGACGGACAGCTAGTAATTACCCGTAGAGTGATAAAGGGCGATTCTGAGAATTAAAGGAAAGCATTCATTTTATTTGGTTTGGTTTGGTAAAACCCCGAGAGAGTATCGAAAAGTATTTGGCGAAAAGTAAGAAAAACAGAATTTAATTTTAAAATCATTGATTTATGGAAAGTGAGAAAGGAAAAGACGGCTCGGATAAGCCAGAATTCATTTACGAGAAAGTCAAATCTAAAGTCTGGAAAGGGAATTACGCCCCGGTTGGCAAGGTCTGGTATATTGTAAAATTCAAAGTAGGAAAAACCCTGTACACGAACTCAATGAGAATGGACTGCGAAGGCGTGACCCCTGAAAAAGAGGAAGTTTTATTCGAGGCTCTTTGGGATAATCTTCGCAAGAAATTTAAACTCGATTTGAGTAAAAAATGATCAATCTAAATTTGAGCTACACTCAGGCCCAATTAGAGATCTTTTTTAATAATAGCCCTGAAGTCCGTTATTTGATAGTAACCAAGGGTCGAAGATTTGGAGCCACTAAAGGGGCTGCAAATGCTTTTATCGAATGGATGCTGGAGGGAAAAAAGTTACTTTGGGGTGACACAATCTCAGCTAATATTGACAGGTATATCGAACGATATTTTTTGCCTGAGCTGAAAAAATCAAAGATCCCGTATAGTTATTCAGCCCAGAAAAAGGTCATGCAGTTACTCACTGTCGGTGGAGGGTATTGCGATTTTCGGAGCGCTGACAGGCCTGAAAACTGGGAAGGTTTCGGGTACAATATAATTTTCCTCAATGAGGCTGGGATCATCTTAAAAAATGATTACCTATTTACCAATGCCGTTTTACCGATGTTAATGGATTACGATGGTTCGATGTTAATTGCTGCCGGAGTTCCTAAAGGTAAGTTCGTGAAGGAGCGAGAGCATAGGTTTTACAGTTTGTATAAAAACGCAATGGCAGGGGTTAAGGGTTATCGTTGCCTGGAGTTCTCGAGCTACGATAATCCGTTACTTTCAAAGACCGATATTGACGATCTGTCACTTGAAATAGGTAGAATGAATGAGCAGATGATTCAGCAAGAGATCTACGGAAAGTTTATTGAAGGTGCAGCAGGTCAGCTTTGGAGCCAAGTCGATATTGAAAGGGCTCGGGTAAATGTAAAACCTGATTTAAAGCGAATCGTGGTGGCCATAGATCCTGCCGTTTCTAAAAATGAGCATAGCGATGAAACTGGCATTATCACTATGGGTTTGGACTCTTTGAATCATGGCTATGTACTGGAGGATAATTCAGGTAGATACAGCCCTGACGAGTGGTCAACTGTCGCATTAAATCAGGTTAAGAAATGGAATGCAGAGGCAATAGTTGCTGAAAAGAACCAAGGAGGTGACATGGTCGAAACGATTATAAAACATAAGCTTTTAGGATCTGGGATCGCTGTTAGGATAAAGTTGGTAACAGCTACCAAGGGAAAATATGTGAGAGCTGAACCGATTTTCGCTCTTTATGAGCAAGGAAAAGTATTTCATGTCGGCTTTCATCCTGAGCTTGAAAAGCAGATGATTAATTTTTCAGGCTCTAGTGATAAGTCCCCGGACAGGGTTGACGCTTTGGTTTGGGGTGCTACTGATTTGCTACTCGGACGGAAACCAGCGTTTGGTTTATAGTAAATCATTATATTTCAAGAAAAAAAGCGATGATCAAACAGATTCAGGACGTGATAAAGTTTTTCACCTTTCGAGGTCGGGAGGTTAAAAGATCCAGTTCATTCGTTGGGAGCTACGCCCCTTTTATTGGAAGTGATGACAAGACGAAATATGTCGAGGATTTTGAGAGGGTAAAATACGTTTATGCTGTTATTAGCTGGATTGCTAAAAAGAGCGCAAAAGTTCCTTTTACAGTCTTCCAGTCTGATAAGCAAGGGAACAAAACCCTGTTGAAAATTCATAGAATTCTGGAGATTCTGGAGCGGCCTAATAGTTACCAGAGCCGATTTCAGTTCCTTTATCAGGCTTATGGTTTCTTACTTTCGACAGGATCTTTATACATCTACGTTCCGAAGTTAAGCTCTGGCCGTTGGACTGAAGTACATGTCATTCCAAGTAACTTTGTTCAGCCTATTTATGAGCAAGCTTTTAAAGGGCCGTCAGGCTTTTTGATTACTGATACCGGCCGTGTAATTCCCAGAGAGGAAATGATTTTCATCTTTAATGAGTCTTTAAAGTTCGATCAGGTTGGAGTTGGCGAAGACGGGAACAGCCCAATGAATTCCCTGAGGACGGTTACTCAGAAGACCAAGGATATCGACACAGCCGACCTGGCAGCTATTCAAAACGGTGGAGTTGCTGGAATTATCACGGATAGGCTGGCAGATCCTATGGACGATACCCAGAGAGCCAGAGCCGAAAAGCTTCTGAGCGAAAAGGCATACGGCCCAGGTAACAAGGGTAAATGGTTGATGACTTCTGGAGATATTTCATTCATTCCGATTGGATTGAGTCCAGTAGATTTGAACCTGTACGAAGCGAATAAGCAAGTCCTCAGGGATATTTGCATAGTCTACCATATCCCGTATTTGATCTTTGACCAGACGGATGCGAGCGCAAGCTTTGGAACCTCAATGAGAGAGGCTAAAAAACAAGCTTATACAGATGCGATTTTACCTATTGTCGAAATGTTCTGTGATGGAATGAATCATTTCGGCTTTGATGGTTTCGGTGTTGGTCTGGGATTGGATTACGATACCAATTCTATTGAGGAACTTCAGACAGATGCTAAGTTGCTGGCGGAAACTCTGAATATTCAGTACTGGAAAACTATCGGCCAGAAGCAAAAGGAATCGGGCGTAGAAGTGGATCCCAAATACGAAAATGTTTACCTCATTCCGAGTGGTCTGGTAAGGCTGGAAGAATACGATATTGAAGCGATCATGTCAAAGGCTAAATTTGGATCCAGCGAAATAGGAAAATTGTTCGATGAATATTGAGAAAATCAACCGCAAACGTGAACGCCTGGAGCTGGAATTCAAATTAAAATTGGATCTGGTTTTCAGAAAGCAGTTTGCTGAATTCGAGAGAGCCGTAGACAGAAATCCAAAAGGAGCTGTTAAGAATATTGACAAATATTTCGAGAAGGGAATAGAGCCGGTTTATAGGCAAATGATAATTAAGACCGCTAGAGCTTTTCAGATAAATGAAAAAGAGCTTTTAAAGGCTGGGTTCTGGGAAAACTTAATAAATGACTTTTTAGAAAAGAACGGAGGCGATCGGATTACGGAAATAATTGATTTTAGTAGGCGCTACGTCATTCAAAGGCTCCGACCTATACTTACAGAGGGTATCAGTAATGGCGAAGGAATTTCGGTAATTTCGAGGAAAATAATAAAAGACATCGGAGAGTATAAAGGTCGATTCGCTACTTACAGAGCTGAAAGGATTGCGAGAACTGAGATAGTCGGAACCAGTAATTGGGCCTCGATAAATAGTGCGAAGGCCACAGGACTTGGAAAAAAGCTGAAAAAGAAATGGCTTGCTTCAGTAGACGGGAGAGAGAGAGACACCCACAGGGAAATGAATTCAAAACGGGCGATTGAAATGGATGAGTTTTTCGAGGTTCGGAGAGTGGACGGAGGCTTTGACAAGATGCAGTATCCGGGAGATCCTCGGGGGAGTGCTGGAAATGTTATTAACTGTCGATGCGCAATTATTTACGAGAGAGCTTAATTTTCAAAAAAAAATATTATCATTGAATCATGTTAAAACACGGCCAATACATAATCAAAGATTTGGACACTTCAAAGCGGATGGTGACTTTTGCTTTCGCTAAATTTGAGGCCTACGATTCTGACGATGATTATACTCAGAAAGGGACTTTTAAAAAAACCATGGC